GCTCCTGCTCCGTCTTCTCGAACTTCTCCGAGGAGATGGTGAAGAAGGGGATCTCAGCCTTCGGCGCACGGATGAACCGAGCGGTGGGCTGATCACGGAAAGTGATCGCCATCGCGCGGCTCTGGGGCTCCACGTCCACGATCTTGACGAGCGTGTCGTGGTTGACCGAGCGCTGACAATCCGCGCGGGTGACCTGCTCTGGCGGCAAGATGTGCCGCGAGTAGGCGACTTCACGCAGACGGTCACGAATCCAGGACCCGCCGAGCTCGGCGAGTTTGTCTTTGCCTTCTTGGGTGTCCAACCGCTGGTTGAACATCTCGAGGGTTGCTTGAACCATGCTCATGATAATTCTCCTTGTTCCTTTCGATCCTTGAATCCTTCAGCGTCCACCCTCTTACGGGGTGTGGACAAACCTCAGGAAGTTCTTGTTGTTCGCCGGCAGACGGGTGACATACCCGACTACCAAACCCGACGTGAACTTCTGGAGTCCACGCTTGGTGACCGTACCGATCGTGACGTTGCTGACCTCGAGCTTGTCACCGACCGCAAGGCCGGCGGCATTCATGATCAGGGTGTCCGCTTCGTACGGGCCGAGGAACAAGAACGGACCCTTCTGGATCGCTTGCACCTCGTACCGACCACGCTCCGCAAAGTACGCGAACGTGGGATAGGCCGACGGAGTGGCCGCACCACGCTGCATCTTGTACGAAGCCTGATCCAACTCCAGGAACTCGCCGTCGAGCAGCGGGTTCCCGTTTGTCGGGTCAAGAAGGGCGGGAACAACGAGCTCGAAAGGACGACGGTGAATCGTCTGGAACTCGCTTACAAGTTTGAAATTCTGAACTGCCATGACACTACCTCCACGTTAGATTTCTGCGTTGTTGGATCCCTACGATCACGTGCCCGACGGGTCCTCACCCGTCATGACGAAGTGCTCGAAGGGCGACATCGTGTCGCTCGGCTGGTCACTGAGCCCACCGAACACACGGCCTTGTGGGGCCGCGAGCTTGATGGCTTCCTCAGTGACACGAAGATCATCGGCCTTATCCAGGGAGGCCACCTTCTGTTCGAAGGTGAGATCCGAAGACAGACCCTTCTCTTCCATGTCCCGAGCGATCTTCTCCATCCGTTCCCGCTTCTCGAAGCTGGCAACCTTCTCCTGAAGGTCGTTTCGCTCCTTCGACAGGTTACGAATGGCGGCTCCCGCCTGCTTGAGGAGGGATGCCGCGTCCTGTGAACTGATCTTTTGCATTTGGCTCATCCTTTCCTCGGGCGTTAGCCCATCATAGGAGTTGGTGTAGATCCGCCGCTCATGCCGCCGGCCTGGGCACCGCCCATACCGCCGAACTCTTGCAGCTTCTCTTGGTCACTCACTCCTGCCTGTGGCGCTGCTCCTTCTTCGGCAACTGGTGGCATTCCACCACCTCCGGCCTCTCCAGCCAGAAGTTCCTCAGCCTGAGCGAGATCTTCAGGTGTCACACCAGCAAGAGCTGCGGCCAACGCGGCATCCATGGTCCCAGCGTCACCAGCTCCAGCCATCGCCTCGGGTGGGGGTGCCCCCATCTCCGGCGGTGCCCCCATCTCTGGGGGTGCTTCGGCTGGCAGAGCCGGAGGCATAGCTGCCCCTTCGTCCGCCCTCTTCACCAGTGCAGCCACCATCCGACGCGCGTCGGGTGAGGATGCTGCCAACTTCTTGAGCAGCTCTCTTGCCGCAGAAATCTTCACACCCGCAGAGGAGGTGTTATCCAGCGACTCTTGGAGAGCATGATCGTGCGCCGAGTCCATCATGGGCTCGGCCAACAGCTCGGTGAGCGCGCTCTTGTTCTGATGCTTGGCTTGGCCCTTGGTAGCGTTGATAGCAGCTTCGTTGCTGCCAATCAGCTCCCGGCCTCCACCTTCACCAGACGTCGGAGCGGAACCCCGAGGCGTATTGCTTCCGGCTTCCGAGCCTTGCATCAAGGCGCTCGGAACACCCGGCTCTGATTGCAACAGGGGTTCTGTCCCTGCCGAAATCGACGCCGAGGTGTCTGCGTCGTTGGCCATCTTCCGCAGGAGGCTCATGGCCACCTTCGGAGGGATGCCAGCCTGGGCGGCCTTCAGCATCATCACCTTGGTCCGCTTGGCAGACGCGGCCTTCTCACGAAGGTCACGATCCGCATGGCCGGTTGCCTTGCTGATGGTACGAAGCGCCCTGACAGACGCAGTCTTGCCCGATGCCTCAGCGCCACCTTCCTGCTTGAGCAGGTTCTCTGGTTGCACTGGGAGCATCATCCCAAGGTTTGTCTCCATGGCGTTGGCCGCATCCTGAGGATTCGGCTTCTCGGTGGGAGACGTTCCCTTCGGGAGTTGATTGCCTGAGGTGGCCTCTCCACTCTCCCCAGCGTCCATCGACGTGCCCGGTGTCGTGGCCGGCATCGACGGGATGGCATTGCCAGCCCCGATACCAGTGCCCGAACCGTCAAGACTGACGGACGACGGAGAGACGGAGTCAGAGTCCGCCTCAGTCGTTTGATGTTGAGCTTCACCGCCCTCGAAGGCTTTCTTCATGAGAGCGCGACTGATCTCAGCGTACTCCGCCAGTTTCTCCTGGGGAGAGCGTTGGTGATCAATCAAATGCAGATGGGTCGAGAGATGGTCACAAGCTGATGCCAGCTTGCCCAAGTACTCATTGCTGAGCTTGGAATCCCCAGGGGTCTTGGCCGAGCGCTGCGACTGCACTGCCGCCGCTTTCTTCTCAATGCCCTTCGAAGCGTCGCGTGCGAGCTTCTCTTTGGCATCGCCAAGCACCTGGTGGACCATCTCGAAGACCGACGTGTTCATTGCCATGACGGGATCTCCTTATGATTCCACGAGCGGCGGCGGTGTTGACTTAATGCCAGCACTGCCATCAAAAGCCGCATTCGGCGCGTTAGAATGGACCATGGTGTAGTTCGTTGGCTGAGCAGGCTTTGGCGTCGCAGAGGCTGACCCTTTGCCGATGCCTGGAGTCGGAAGTGGTTTCCCAACGATGTTGGACCCCAGACCACCGACTTCGGGCTTAGTTGACTTCACCACGTTACCCGTGGCTTGGACAACGCTCCCGTTGGCGATCTTCTGGAGCTCATCGTTAAAGGAAACCAGCATCCGAATCTCCATGCTCGTTCAGGAGCTACTCTCCGGCCTCCACCGCATCAACGTCGATACCAGCAGCCGCCAGCATCTCCGCAGCGCGTTGGTCGATCACGGCCGCGAGCTTCTCTTCGTCGGACTGACCGATGATACCGTGAGCCTCGGCCCACTCCATCGCACGCTTCTCAGCGAGGATGTCGATAGCCGCGCTTTCCTTCTTGTGGCCGAGCGCGTAACCAGCGCCGCCGACTGCGGCAGTGCCGCCGCCGTACAAGCCAGCCGTCGCCGCGCCGCCCTTGAGGGCCTTCTTCAGGCCTTCGGACTTCATGGCAGTGGCCTTGCCGAGACGCTCGCCGGCCTTGGCGCCGTATAGCTCGCTCTTCTTCGGCACGTTCTTGCCGAGGTTCTTGAAGGCTTCGCCCGCTGCACGGACCTTCTTGGAGTCCTTCATCTGGGCGATGCCGCCGCGGAGGCCTTCGGCCTTCGCTGCGCTGCTGATGGCCTCACCCGCGCGGGTCAGACCCTTCTTGATGGCTTCACCGGCGCCGCCGGCAGTCTTCTCGATGGCCGTCTTCTCGTTCCAGTAGCTGTGGGCCATGACGCGACCGAGGAAGTCCGCCTGCGCGACCTTCGCTTCCATGGTCTCTTCGTCTTCGCCCTTCTCGTGGTCCTTGCTCTCGCCAGCCTCGTGCTCCGCCGATTCCCCGGCCTCTTCAGCAGCAGCCTTCACAAGCGCGCTGTCGTCGCCGAGAAGCTGGTGGGCCAACTTCAGGATGGTGTTGCCATCGAGCTTGTCGATGTCGATGCCTTCGGCGCGAAGAGTCTCGTCGAGGAGCTGTGCTTCCGCCAACTTCTCAACGTCTGACGTGTCCTGCGAAGCGCCGATGGCTTCACGGGTCTGATACATACCTGCAAGAAACTCGTTCATGATTGATTTCTCCTTGATGGGTTATGAGCAACTTTGTCCAGGCCCTGAGGCAATTCATCAAGGATGAGGTTTCCTCTCATGCCTACGCCTGCCTTACACATTGGCTGGTACCTGTTTCGCATTCCAAACGCGAGAGCCGGCTGCGGACATTTCGTCCAGAACCTGCTGCGCCTTTGGGTTACGGAGCAGAGCTCCCAGTCCAGTCACTACGCCCATGGATGTAAGCCACGGGTGTTCTGCAATGAGAGCGCCCAGCGGACCTGTGCCTTCTCCCTTCTCCATCTCGCTCTTCTTATGAGCGGAATAGAGAAGTGAGAGAGGAACCGACCCCAGCAACAGCGCCAGTGAACGACGATCAAGACCGCCGATCCCGCCCTCTGCTGTTTTGCTGAAGAGGTCTTCTGTGCCCAAACCAAGAGTCCGGGCATGTAGCTCCGGGTGGCTGGTCACAGTTGCTGGTATTGCTCTCGCTAACTTCATGATCTCTCTTCGGTACCAAGTGTATGCGCTGGCAACCTTGGATAGAAGAGGAGAATCTACTTCGGTCTGTTCCCGGTGAGAAGTAGGTTTTGTAACAATGATGCGCACTATTCTTCGCCTCACGACAGGCCCTGTATAAGCCTTCCCCTCCAAGAAGGGAAGCAGTGCTTCGAGCAGGCCGTCGTCCAGGTGCTCTGGCTCGAGGCCTTCGCACGGGGCAGCACTGTCTTTGCTGGGCTTGAATACCTTGCCGGAGTGATCGAGCTTGTCCGCCAGGCCCCCCTTTCCAATGTGGATAAGGATGATGCGCTGGAACTCATGAGGCTTCAGGGCCATGCCCATCAGTGCTGGAGTAGCCAAGCTCTTCTTGAGATCCTTCTCTTCGCCGAGCTTATTGAGCACTTCAACTGGAAGGTCAGTTTCCGCCTGGGACAGCAACGGCGTTACGCGGCCCACAGCTTTGCTGGGGCCAATGCGCTTCACAATGTCTGCCCACTTCAAATGAGCAGCAGCTTTGGTCTCGTTCGACACCTTCAGCAAATCCTCGGGGCCCCATCCCTCATGAAGTACGCGAGCTACCTTCACTGTGGAAATATCAACCGAGGCAGTCTTGGCTTTGTCTGAGCTCTCCATACCAGAGCCGGTGACGTTTGTTTCTCGCTTGGTTACTTGGTCTCTCCAGGTGCGCTGTCTGCGCTGCGCGGTACCAGCACCACTGAATAGTTCGTCCAAACTGGCGGCGCCCTTCTCCATGCCAAACAACTCCTTCATCCTCTGCGCACTGAGAGGAGGATGGCCAAGGAAGAAGATACCACTCACCTCGTCTAGTCTCGGCAGCCAACCCAGTACGTCCATCCAATCGGATGGGATCTTGGCGTTGAGGATAGACGCTGCACGCGATGCAGCTTCCCAACTGGGGAACCCGGCCTCTTTTGTTTGAAACTCGTCCTCCATGTGCATGTCTGCAACCTTGGAGAACCACTCAGCGGCCAGCTTCTCACCACGGTCAGCTCTGCCAAGCACAACACGCTTGAACAGAGGGAACGCCATCGCAGTCACTGATCGGAAGAACTGAGGGCTGTTGTAGTGCGCCAGGTACGCAGCCTTAGCCTCATCGGCGCTGCGGAACCCAAGCATCACTTTGTCCTCGTCGTACTTGCCGTCCTTCGGGCCGCCCACGAAGTTCTGATGCACAACGTAGACGTTCTCGGCGTCGCGCCACGGGCCTACGTAGACGTCGACCTTGTCGCCGTCCACACCCTTTGACCCCATGATCTCGCCGTAAGGCAGCTTCAGCTCCGTGCGCCAATTCTTGCCTTCACGAACACTGCCAGGCTTGTTCTCCACATGGACCGTAAGGCCTTTGAACTCGATGGTGCCTACGAACGGGTACTCTTTGCGATTGGGACTTGGAGGAGGGCCAATCTTGATGGCCTTGGCACGCTCGAAAGTCTCTGCAAGTGGGTCAGACGATTCTTTGCTCAGGTTGGCGCTGTCTGAGTGGTCAGACGTCCAGATGTTGGCCGGAGTCTGTTTGGGGTAGAAGCCCATGACCTTGGCGCGCTGTTCTACTCCACCTGGAGGAACAGACTTCACGCCTCGAGATTGTCGTTCGTAGAAGTCGTGGATCTGGCCCCGTCGGCTCTGCACTTCGGACTTGGAGAATCCGTTGGTGCGGTCCACGTTCGCGGAGTCTTCTTCGTCCCGTGTACCAATGTTGGTACGAAGCAGCCCGTCACCGACCACACTGGGGCTCTCCTGATCGTCAATGCGGCCCATCAGCAAGCGAGTGTCTGCATCGTCCGCAGGGTCATAGTTTTGGGCTGCCTTCTTCAGAAGGTTGGCGATACGAATCGACCTCTTGCCCAAGCGGGTTTTCAGATGCTTGCCGACAGCGCTCTCAAACAAGTGGGAGATGGACCCAAGGTCTTTGATGCCAGCAGACTTCTCCGCATAGCCCAACACACGGTCCAAAGCCCCGCTGCTGTCTTCACTGAGATTCTCAACAGAAGCGGCCTTCAGCAAACCCCCATCCTGGGGCTCTTCGATTTCGGACCCGTAAAGATAGTCCGCGTCGGCTACGCTCTGGGGAACTACAATCCCAGAAGCCAGCTTGCACATAACCTTGGCAGTCTTGTCTGCGCCGATGAAAACGAAGCTGATGTCAAAGAAGCGTGGGTGGCAGTTGATAACCCCGATACGACGACCGTCTTCGAGGATCTTGTTCATGCCAATGTTCTTGACGCATGAGCAGTAGTCGTTACGGGTCTTCGACTTGTTGCCACAGATGGTGCAGACGTCATACGGGACGCGGCACCCCATCGAGACGTCAGGGAACTCACCGGCGAGGATACGGTCTACGACTTCTGCTGCTCCGTGCTGTAAGGCCAGAGCCTTGTCGATGATGACAATGAGCTCGACCCGGTGCATCCTTGCGTTCCACACAGACAAAGCGACGTGGCCAAACGCTCGGCTCGGGTCTTTGTTTCGGTGATGCACGAACGGGTACGCGGACAAGAAGGTCCAGTACCCGTAAGGGGGAATGACTTTGCCTGTGAAGCTATCGTAAGGGTGCTGCTGATCTTTGTGGTTGCGGCAGTCGTGAATGAGCGCGGCTTCAGGGAAGATGTCGCCGTTGACGTTCTGACCCCAGTACTCCGACGAACCCATGGCGTTGACGAGCACTGCGATCTTGTTCTGGTCCGCCGTGTAGCTCTTCAGCCACGCACGGATCTCCGGCATCAGAGCTCCGGCTTCCTTGGCCATAGGAAGAGCGGGATCGAAGAGCCGGACGAGCGGTTCACCTGCGGGAGAGATCCCACGGAATGTAGCCAGCTTAGTTAGCATCTACTTCCTCAGTCGTCCGAGCCTTCTCCGGTACGGTAGCTTTCAGCTTTTGCGTCAGCGGCTCGGGTCAGAGCTCGCTCTTTGTCCAACTTCGCAGTCGACTCTTCCATGCCTCTCGACAGGTCAAAGCCTGGCGTTCCCTTGGGCATCGCACTCATGAAGAAGTCCACCGCATTGCTGCGGCCCTTCTTGCTGTCGGTCAGGTTCTTGTGAGCCTGAACGAGGTTGCTGACCGTGCCGATGTCGAGACGCTCTTGGTCGAGGACGTTCTTCACGAACGTGCCCGCAACGAGCGGGTCTCTGGCGTACGCTGGGTTGAATCGGTAGAGGGTGTTGAACGCCTTCTCCGTCATGTTCGGGTCTGCTTCGTGGAGGTGGGGGTTCTCCTCCAACATCGTCTTGTATGCCTGGGACTTGTGGAGGCTGTCCTTCACAGCATGGAGGGCGCCGCGGCCTGCCTCAGTTCCGAGGCCAAGAGCCCCGCCTAGTGCCGCCGACCCAGCCAGGAAGGGGGCGAGGTCATGAGCGTGAGCAAATGCGTGACCGAAGAACCCCGCGTCGGGCTTCAGCTTCTGCACTGCACTCTCCCAGCCTGCGATCTTCTCCATCGCCTCTTTGTAGAGAGTGGGGTTGCGCTCGCACTCAGCGAGGAAGTCGTGGACGTTACGGCCGATGCGCTCAACCTGTTCGGCTGTGAGGTGCCCCTCGGCTGCAAGTTTCTCTGTGAGCTTCATTGGTATCTCCTCATGCCTGGGGGACGCTGGGTACGAAGCCCGCGTTGGCCGCCTCAAGGTATTGTGGCTGTAGACCAGTGGTGGCACGGTGTACGGCTTTGGACACTGTCGGAGCGGTAGCGCCAACCACCATTGCTCCTCCCAAGACCTTCATGGGGTTTCGACCCACCGCTGCGAGGCCTTTGGCGGCGAGGTTCCCTACGGCTTTGCCGACAAGGGCTTCCTTCGTCATGTGACCTGCTACTCGACTAGATCGAAGGAGCATGGACCACCGCCTCCTGAAGAGCCTTCTCGACCAGGGTGTGCTGCTCATTGAGCCTCGCCCACGCCTCATCCAAGACGGCAGAACCCTCTGCCAACTTGTGAAGGTCCGAGTAGGCCTCCGCAATAGGGTGCTTCAGGTTCGGTGTACGTACGCTGGCGCTCTTCTCCATCTCGTACTGGATGGCCGCGGCCTTGGCCTTGGTGATGTCGATGCCCTGGCGCACCAACTCCTGCATCGCAGAAGTCATGGCCGTCTTGATGCTGACTGGCTCACCGTGAACCGCCGACATCAGGTGAGCTACCTCACCGAGGTTGCCGCCACTCCACAGGTGAGAAGCGACTGCCTTCTGGAACCGGACGGTAGCTTCCTTGTGGAGCTCGTTGTTCTTGCCGCGAGCGTAGGAGCAGTCCTCAAGTAGCTTCGCGATCTTCTGCTTGGCGCGGATGACCGTGCCGTAAGGGTTGGCGTGGGGATACTCTCCCCGGTGGGCAGTGGCCTTCTTGATCATGGCAAGAGAGACCGAGGACTCTGCCGCCTTCACAAGGAGGTCAGAGTGGGGACGTCCGCTCTTCACATGAACCATAGCCTGCTTCATGAGAGAGCCCATCTTTGTGACGTCTCCGCCCGGCGGAGCTGTGATGGCCCCAGCCGCCGGCTCCGGCATCTGAGCTTGCTGCTCTTGCTGCATCGGAGCGGCCTCAACAGGCCCCGCCGCTTGCTGCTGTTCTGGAGCGCCTGCCGCTCCGGCATCTGGTCCCTGCCCAGGCATACCTGGAGCTGGAGCAGGCACAGCACCTGGCTGGCCTTGCGGGTTCATCGAGTCAAGGGTCTGCTGCTCCACCTTTTGCAGTTCCTGACGCTTCTTGGCGAGCTCGATCTCACGCTGGAGGTCTAGCATTTGGTCGTTGTGTGTGGCCCCGTTGTCCTCGTCTGAAGTGGGGGCACCTTGAGCGGGGGCTGCGGCCTGTGTTGGCATCGCAGTGGGCTGAGTCGCCACACCCGACACGAAGTTGGCCTGCTTGGTCTTACCGACCGACAAGATGCGGTCGAAGATGTCCCCATTGGCGTTGGCTTCTTTGGTCTGGAGAATGCAGTCCAGGACCACGGTACCGTCTTGAGCCACCTTGGCGAAGACAGTTGACTCCGAGCCTGGCAGCGCGGGGTCCATACCGAAGACTCGGGCGAGCTCGATGTCAGCTTCGACATTGGAGTGGCCGAGCTTCACTGGGCCGGACGAGTACTCGTCAGGTGGGACGCTCATGACCACGGGGCGAGCTCCGTTGTTGAGCTCCATCAACACCACGCCAGGGTCAGCGACATCGAACTCGATGTTCTTGTCGCTGGCGTACTTCTCGTTGTCCGAGAAGAGCTTGGCGAAGGTCTCTTGATTGGCAAACTCAACAACTCTCTGCACCTGGTGCGGAGAGATGCTGGGAAACTCGCGGGCGAGCTTGATGATGGCGTCGTTGAGCGACGTCCCGCCCATGAGGTATGCCACAGAGGCTCTCTTGGCGAGAGATTGAAGGTCGGATGGGCTAAGAGCAGCAAAAGTGCTCTTCGACTCAAGGCCAAAGGGAAGATCGGTCATTTGCTACCTCGCAGCGCTTGCAAGTACCACATGGAGCACCGTAGTCTCAACCTAACATGAGGTCTAAATCGTGGGAAGAATTGAGCATGAGGACTCGACGTTAATCGACGTTGAGGAAGCACGGTGTCTCCTTCGTAAGTCTCGCAGGACTGTTTTCTATCTTGTTGGGAAGGGGCGCCTCACGACTCGGCGTGTGCCAGGTTCCAAGAAGACATGGTTTGAACTCTCGGAGGTCACTCGGCTCGCCAAGGTCGATGAGTCCCTGGGGCGTCCACAGATGTCGGAGAGGCTGGAAGCGCACCTCCGCAAGTGGCATCCGGGGATATTCAACTACGCTAAGTGATGTCGAGCTCTTCAAGATCATCCTCTATCTCCTCCATGTCCTCCATAGTACCGATTAGCCCATGATGTCTCTGCATTTCCTTCGTGGGTAGAATAACATCAGGCCTCGGTTTGTTATAGAAGGAAGCCAGAAACCCAAACGTCAGGGAGTGGAACGAGTCATCGGGGTGCCCCGGTGCCGCCTTGTAGATGTTCATTCGCAGCCGGTCGTTGTACTCCGAGTAGATGTTCAACAGGTCCATTGAGTAGGGGTCTTCAAACTCCTCCCACCTGGGGAACCAGAACACGTTGCCCCGCTTGATGGCGTTGAACAAATCCGACATGACCTCGGTGCGGTGGCAAAGGTGGCGTGGTACGCCTAGCTGAGAGTCGAACTTGACCTTCTTCTTGACGTTGCCGACCCACTGGTACTTCTTGATCTTGTCTGCACCGAAGTCGCGGGTGAGCTCATCGTTTGGCCAGTGACCGCCACCGTAGTCTACCCCAACTCTCTGTACGTTGAAGTCAACGATGAGCCTGCGAATGATCTCGAGCTGCTTACGAGGCTCGGACTCGATACCCTCAAAGCGGTGCCAATAGAACACTGTGTAGCGGTCTGGGGCGAAAGGCAGGTACCCGCCCAAGGTCACGACTGTGTACGTTCCTTCGCCAGTACCCCAGTCGATGCCCATGTAGATGGGGTACTGCCTGCTGTACGGGATGACCTCTTTGTAGTACCGCATCGAGAGCTCGTCCCAACAGTTGCGCTGGACATCTCGACGAGTGAGTGGCCGAGTACCTGAGTCGTAGCTGCGCCCAAGTACCTCGTTGTAGAACTTGGCGCGGCTGTAGACGCGCTGCTTGTTCTTGATGTCGGACCACTCAATCCAAGGAACCATGAGCTGCGGGATTCGAAACCCTTCAAAGGGCTTCTCCACACTTGGGTTGGGGTTGGTCGCAACCCAACGGGCATCCGGGTCATCAGGCCGAATGCCGCCGCCGCACTTGCTACAGATGAGCCCCTTCTCCCCAATGTTCTCTTCATCGAGGATGTTCCAACACCAGCTCAACGGATTCTTAGGGGTTCCGTGACGCTTACAAGGTACAGACCATTCGTTCTGGGTAGAGAATCGTGACCAGTAAAACTCGATTGAGTTATCGAGCGACTTCGGAGTGCCTGCATAGATGAAGTACTTGTGGTCGGAGTGGGACGCGCACTCCTCAATGACGGGTACGTTGTCCAACAGGATGTCTTGAAACTCGTCGATGATGACCATGTCCGCAGGGATACCGCGGGTACGGTCTGCGTTGAGGAACGCGAAGCGTAGCGTGACTTGGGAGTGGTTGACGAAACGCTTCTCGAATACGTTCTTGAGCAGCTTGCTGTTCGTGGTCTGCTTCAGGAACGGAGACAGCTCGATAGGCTCAGAGACGCGGTCTCGGCTGAAGACCTTCGTCTGTTGGTTCGAGGGGCTGACGTAGAGAGACCGGAAGTACGGGTTGATGAGCAGGTAAGCCAGCAAAGAGTTGCCCAACAGCGTGGACTTCTCTACCTGCCGACCGGCCATAAGAATGCGGCGCTTGGCAGAGCTGTCGTAAATAGCCCGGAGGTACTCTCGGCCTTTGAAACTGAAGTTGACCAGCTTGCCCTTAGATGGAATCTTGAACGACCCAGAGACAAACTCCGATGGAGTAGTGCTCATCGGCCCTTCCCTGCTCAGGGATGTGGCGTCAGTCTCCTCATTGGCACGTTGCCTGCGCAGTACTTCTCGGTCGTCATGAGGGTCAGGGTCAACGGCAGTCTTCAACCACTGTCGGTTGTCCGGGTTATCAGATGTGGGGACAATCATTGGCCTGGGTGCCCTCATCGCGCAAGTCTCTACCCTTCCTGGTATAAGGTCTTCATGACCTCTGAGGAACGGTTAGCACGACAACGCTTACAGTGGGTTGAGCATGCCAGGCAAGGCATTCTCGCAGCCGTAGGCGAAGGTGTCATCGACCCTCAGTTCCAGGTGTTCCCAACGGTTGACCCGTTGCGATTCATCCTGAAGATTACCCTTCTCGTCCCTCTTGGGAAAGCCACAAGAGAGCCACTACGAAATTACCTTCGAGCGTGGGCAAAGGAGTTTAGCTGCGACGTTCCGGTCATCGACATTCACGAGTCATGGATACAGGCTGAAGTACTGACTCAACAAAGATTTTGGAGCAGAGATGCGAAAGGAAAGTTCAAGGGAGGCCAGAGGTTTGAGCGCCGGCTTAGATGAGGTTGGCATGGGGTGTTTGGCAGGCCCGCTTTGCGCGGCAGTGGTTGTCTTCCCTGAGAAGGCACCAGCCATACCGGGAGTAGACGATTCCAAGAAGCTGAGTTTCTCCACTCGTATGGCCCTCGCCCCGATCATCATGAAGGAAGCACTGTTCTTTGGGATTGGATGGTCACAGCCGTCTGTGATCGACCAGGAAGGGCTGTCAGAGGCATGGAGAAGAGCTTGTCTGGATGCACTGGAAGGTGCTCCAGAGGTAGAGCTCCTCCGCATCGACGGCAACAAAAGACTGAACGGGTTCGCCGGCGAACAGGAGAGTTTCGTGAAAGGGGATGCTCGGTTCTGGCACATAGGTGCCGCCAGCATCATCGCCAAGGTCGCACGAGACCTCGAGATGATAGGCATGAGCAAGCACTACCCGCACTACAAATGGGAGCGGAACATGGGCTACGGTTCGAAGGAGCACCTTGAGGCGCTCTTCCGACTTGGCCCCACCCGCCTTCACCGGGGATGCTTCCTCAAGAAGATCTACCATCGGTTCAGCGACCAAATCGACAAGTCTCAGCTTCGATGGTCACGCTGGATGGAGGAGTGGTCACCGGCCGTGGAGAACCATGACAACTTCACCGGGTTCATCAAGTCTGACTTGGAGGGTGTCGATATGTCTACGGACGTAGAAGGTACTCATTACTGAAGCGACGCCACTTCTCGTTGACCTTCTCTTCGGTATCACCGATGGCGTCGTTGACAACAGGCATGATCTCGTGTCGAGCGGCTTGAGCAAGGAAGCGGCTGACAACGTCTGCGATTTTGACAAGCTCGTCCACAAAGGCCAGGTGGGCGAGCTTGTCGAAGTCGCGACTTTGGGTGAACTTGTCCCACGCAGTGTTCACTGCTTTCATCTTCTCTTCGCTCCCACCTCGGTCGGGGTGGTGCTTCATCGCCTCTCGGCGAAACGCGGCCTTGGCCTCCGCTTTTGTTTTTACGTCTCCGACCCAGGGCGGTGTCGAAGCCTGGCTTCGAGGAGGTGGGGCAGACCTACCCCTCTCGGCTCCTGAAGCCCAATCGTCCCAAGAATACTGGCTTCTTCCGGTACCGGCACCACGGCGAGCTCGGCCAAAGATGTCGTCCCACGCATCGTCGATGTCGTCCCACGCATCGTCAGTCGCACTGCGGGCGTGTTCGTAGGCCCGACTGTTCGCTTCTCTAGCGCTGCGGGCTTCTTCGTACGCCCGACTGCTCTCTCGAGCTTTGCGTGCGCTCTCCCGAGCTTGTCGAAGTTCCTCTTCGAATTCTCGAGAACGCTTGGCGTACTCCTCCGTGCGCGCCTTGAATCCATCCTGCCACCGACGGTTGCTCTCTTCTCTGACCCGCTCCCACCGGCGCTCGCTTTCTTCGCTGGCCCGCTCCCAACGCCTAGAGGCTCCCTGCTCTCCAGCCTCAGCCATAGACCCAGTCACCTTACCGAACAGGCTACCAGCCAGCCCACCGCCCAGCGCACCGATGACGGCGTCTCGAACCTTGTGGTCGTTTTCTGCTCCAAGGTAGCCAAGAAGACCCCCACCCGCTGCACCAACACCCGCGCCGGCAAGCGTGCCGGCAGCCGAAGCGCTCAATGCCGCCTTGTAGAGTCCAGCCTGCTTCACTTTCTCAATGAGCTTCTTCCCCCTGGGCGTGGCTGCCTCCCACTCGTCTACGGTGCTTTTACTTATCTCTCCGCGGTCTTCCATCGCGTAGAACTTGCGTCGCTGTGCTTGGCTCTTGAATGGCACGTCACACCTCTCTCGTCATCCCACACCAGGGGTGGTGAGATTTTTGGTAGGCAAGAAGTGGCGCGTTCAAGATTTGCAAGATGACACCACGTTCTAGTCCTTCGGGGTCAACAGTGTGTTGAGCGCCAGGCACGTCTGACGAACGAACCTCTCCAACCCCACTGTGTTTGCCGTGTTCTTCGCCTTCTGTAGTTGCACCACGTAGGCATGGAGCTCCGGTACCATCTCGATGGCTACCTCGCCCATCCAGGCGGTGTCGACCGCCTCTTTGATGATGTCCCTGGCGTTGTCTGGGAACTTCACCTTCGAGGCTTCCTCTGACCGCCCAGGCACGTAGACAAGGCCGCTATGTCCGCACTTCGGACACGCCTTCATCTGCGTACGGCTGGCCGGCATAGGTACTTCTGACCGGCAGCTACGACAACGGTTGATGTAGTGCCCATCTTCCCACTGGTCGGTCATACCGGCCCTGGGGAACAGGTGGAGCAGCACGTCGCTTTCCTTGACGTTGTACTCCGCAAACAGGTACGGCAGGTCCGTGATCTTCTCGAGCTCGAGAGGATTGGACATGGACGGCGGTGGTTCCGCAAGGACCTCCACCATCTTCTCTTTCGCCTCACCGTACCAATCAGGCATCTTCATTCCCGGCATCTGGGTCTCCCTTCTCTTCTACTTGGTTCTCTTGTTTGGCCTCTACCAAAACCTTCTGGCCTTCTTTGCCATCACCACTATGAAGTCCGTCTGGCCCTGTCAAATCAGAAAGCGCAGGGATTGCTACGTCCCTGTGCGTCAAGATCCAGTGACGGACTTCCTTCAACTGCTCTTCGTAGCCGCCACCCTCACCGTAGAGCACACCGTACATGGCACGAAGCTCGCGGTTCAGCATGCTGAGGGCAACGTAGGTCTTCTTGTCGTCCTGTTGATACCCAAGGTACTGCACACGGAATGCAAATTGACGATATGAGTCGCGCATTGCTGCCTTGTACTCATACTTGGGGTTGAGCCCTGCACGGAACAGGGCCTGCTGTTCGCCAGCCTGTAGTGCGGAGATGTAGCTGTCGTAATTGGGATCCCCCGCTAGGAACTGGGGCCACTGTGTCTTGGTCAAGTTCTCCTTGCGCCAGAAGTAGTGGGAGTACAGCTCCACCATACGGTCGGTGAGTGACTTGGACAGCCGATACTTCTTGCTCAACGCCGGAGCGATGAAGTCCGGGGGCAGGTCCCCCATCAACAGGATGTGTAGATCGTGCTGGTAGCTGCGGTTGCAGTGGTCACCCACCATCTCTGTGAGCACCCGCTTCATGTGCTCATCAGGACTCCAGATGGTGGCAATCTTCTCCTGCTTCATGAACGCGGCAGTAGGTGCATGCCGTGGGTTGTTGAACAAGAAGTCCGCAGGGGCCATGAAGGCGGACAGCAGGTAGTCCCACTGCTTCACCGTCATGTACTGGAGACAGAGGTCCTCCAGGGACTGGTTGACTGCCTCAAGCGTGAGCGGCTCGTCGGGGTTGCCCCAAGAAGCCGCCAGCAAGAAGCGAACATAGTAGTCGGACGGGTGTCTCATGATCAGTTCGAGAAGCGAAGCTCCTTCTGACGGAGAGACTGAAGCCCACGAATGACGTCCTCAAGCGCGTACAGCATGCGCTCGACGGCCACCTCTGGCACTTCCTTGAGGCCGATTCGGACTGCGATCAGGAGCTCGGCCAGCTTGCTCGACGCCGCCTGAAGAGCAGGCAGTAGGTCGACGAAGGTGGACACGTTCTCCGCATTGAGGAAGCCCAACCCGAGGATCTTGTCCGCGGTGAGAGCATCGTCCAACACGGAGGCTTCCTTGGCCAGGAAGTAGTTGTGGATGGGTGGGTCGAGCTCCGTCAGCTCCTTCTGAAGCTGTGCTCGAATGCCCGCCATCTTCTCCTTCACGGAGCCGAGAACCTTCAGGCCGGCTACTGACACGCGCTCACCGTTCTGAGCACGGGCAAGGGCCGTCTTGCAGAAGCGGTGGTCCATTCCGAGGGCCACACCCAGGAACATCGCCTTGTTTCGGTCGATGAACTTGGTGTGATCACTGGCCACCTTGGCGATGGCGGGGCCACGGAAGGAGAACGTACCGTCCTTGTCCCCAACGATGTCTACGGTGCCGGAGTGGCTCTTGGCAGCCAGCTTCGAGAACAGTTGAGGCTCTGACACGAGCTCAGTCTTACCGCGCAGTGGCATCCAGTTCAGGAAGTTGGGTAGCACCCACTCCTGCTCGGACACCTTCACCGGCTTGACCAGGCCTTCACCGAACGAGAAGGTCACCTGATCTCCGAGGTCGTTCTGCGCCAAGAAGCGCACGCCGGCGGGAGACTGCATCGAACTGGTGATCGTCATCGGGACGAACGCCTTGGCCGTACCGTGGTCGAGGTAGTAGAGCGCCCCGTAGCCGCGGGGGATGCCCTTCGGGATGTCCGTGGACTTGCCCGCGATCTCGCCAGCAATGTGCTCTTGTAGTGCATACTGCGAGCCGTTGTTGAACAACGACAGCGGCAGCACCTGCAGGTCGAGGGTCATCAGCTTGGGGAACACCCAGCCGATCATGGTGTTGCCATTCCCGTCCTGCACCTTCCAGATGCCGAACGAGTCCGCCACCTTGATCTCCTCCGCCTCAAGCGTCTGCTTGACCGGAGCGTCAGGGCTCATGGTGACCGTGCCGTCGGCCTCGAGCTGTTGCTGCATGTCTTGGTCACCCATCATGTCCTGAGCAACAGCCATGGGCACGTTCTCTTGCTGCGGGGCGAACATCTCATCCGTGGCCCACTTCACCATGGCCTCGTTGGTACCGAGCTTGGTGATCTGCACCACAGTGGGGCGGATACGGCTGGCCACCATCGACGCGACCTTCTCCGGGTCGGACGGCGTGAGCCGCATAGCTGACGCGAACGCAGCCTTCACCCCGTCATGGGCGTTGTGGATCGTGGAGCGCAGCGACGGGTCAGCCATCGCCGTCTTCATACGGTCAGCATGGCTGTCTTTGATGCGGTCGTAGAGCTGCGGCAGAAGCGGCAGATTCTCCACCTGAGCCGAGCCCACCTTCGTGCCGCCGGAGCCGAAGCCGGAGCGGAGCGGGGGCTGAAGGTCGTTGACCAGCGAGGGGTCGTAGGGGCGCAGACGAGCCACGTCGAACGTGTCAGGTCGGATGAGCATCTCCCGCAGCTTGGCCTCGGTGAGGTGGAAGTACTTCTTCCCGCTGAGGAACACGTCGAGGGGGCTGAGCATCTGCTCCTTGACGACGAGCGGGATGTGGATCTTGTCCAGACCCGACCCCTGCATCTCTTCTACCGTCATGGCCGTCTTGGGGCGCACTTCGATGGAGCCGAAGGCATAGCCACGCTCTTCGTCCACCTTGTCCAGGAGGACGTGGGAATCGTACCCGCTGAGGTACGGGAGCTGCTTGTACGCTTCCTGCATGATCTCTTGGTGCCAGTTGTCGGTGTTGTCACCAAGTCGGGTCAGCATACCAGCCAACTTCTCGGCGCCGTCGAACTGAAGGGGCGCGTCGAGGAAAAGATTCTCAGTAGTCATGGTCATCTCCTTACTTCGTAAACGATGCCGTTGATAACAGACCTGATAGCTGCCCGGCTAGAGAAGCTACCGCGGGTGCTGCCACAACGGGTGAGCCTGGCGCAGCGCAGGCGAATGCTGAAATCTGCGTGAGTAGTGTGCCGAGGAAGCTGACGAGCATGTCGCCCTTAACGAGCGGGGAGGCCGCACCATTGCCGAGATGCACCATCGGAGCGTCCATCATAGCCTTCGTACCGCCCTTCAGCACCGCGTTGACGGCGCCGTCCACAGTAGCATCAGCCGTATCGGACTTCATCATGGCCGCTTTGTTGGACTGCGCTGTGAACAGACCCTTCATAGCCTTGATGGTAATGTCCTTCTCTTGCGAGGTAATCTGGATGTTCTCCTTGGCCTCGATGGCGTAGCCCTTCTGCACCAGCCAGGCCACATCGCCTTCCTTGGTGATGGACAGGTTCACCATCTCTTTGGCCCCGTCATCACCTGAGTCATTGATAATCAGAGATAGTGTAGTCTTGTCACTGTCCCCGTGGGAACCGATACTGAGCGTCGCGATGTGCGCCTTGTTGTCCGCCTTCTCTTTGGCCTTCAAGGAGAACGTGGTGAGTGCCTTCCCGTCCGTAGCTTTTTCATCTCGGTCTGTGAGCCAGGTGAGCTCACCACCAAAGGTGAATAGCTCATAGTTCTCGCAGAAATCCTTGATGAAGTTGCGGATTGGGATGTAGAGGCGCTGGGCTGTGGGGGTTGCCCCAATCTGAACGACACCGCCGCGGCGAAGGATGAGGAAGTTCTCGTCCCGAGTACGCAGCATGATGTCGCCGGGGTTCAATGACTGACGACCACCTCGGAAGGTGGTTGTGGACTCATCGGCTGCTGACTGGAACCCCATGACAAACGGGGTCGCGAACCTGCCGCTGCTGGGGCGGCACAGCCAGCATAGTGCACCAACCTCAGGCTGTACGTAGATGCCCTCGCCGTTGGCGAAGTGGAAGTACGGGGCCGATACCTGAACGTCGAAGTACCTTTTGTTTCCGTACTCGCTGATGACGTCTACAGACCAGTCCTCGATGTTCACGTTGATGATTCGACACGTTTCAATAGAAGGTGGATGCCACTCACCCTCCATTACACTGTGGGGTTGGGGCTCTCGGCCCTTGTTCCCCATATTGTTGAGTGCGTTAGCTGATCCCATCCTGGTCTCCTAGTACAACCACGGGGCCTTGTCTGTACCTGTACCAAACTCCTTGCCGTAAGCCATAGAAGGAATTGGGTGGGTGCTGTGCAGGGATGACTTCCACCCCTCTGCCGCCGCGTCCAGGATAGTGTCCTTCAAGTTCTTGCTCTGCAAGCGGGCAAGCCAATCTGTTTGGAGCTCGAGCGGTAGCATGTTGATGCCCTGGAGGATGGGCTTGTACTGCACCGGCTTCTGCCCAGGCTTGAGGTTGCGGTTGAACGCCACCACTTCAGAGGTAGCTGCGTGGTCTCCTCTCAAGAGTGTCTCGTGGAACCCTGCGTCCGTGACCTCACTCAGGTTGGTCATGGCACGAACGAAGGTCTCTACGTTTCGCCGGCGAACCGGGCCTTCATCCTTGTACGAGTTCCAAATCTCGTCCGTGAGGTACTGCTGGACCGCATTCATGTTGGTACGCGCCAGCATCTCTCTCGGGTTCTTCGGGCCGTCCGAGATAGAGTCCCCCATCTTGACCTCATCGCCCTTCTTCACCGTCAAGGTACGGCTCGCAGGTACGTAGTGGTCCTTGCCGCTGACGTGAACACGCCAGCCGCCGGCTGGGTCCTTCTCGATTGCGCTCACCGTTCCATCTGTATCAGCCAGAGTCGCAGACCCAGGCAGCTTCTTCGGCACGTTGAGTAGTTGCTCCAGTCGGTTGAACAAGCTGGTAGCGTTCGTACCCTTGGCACCTACGATACCGCCCGTGTGGAAGGCGTTCATCGCAAGCTGTGTAGCAGGCTCTCCCAACGCCTGGGCAGCAATGACCCCTACGTTCGAACCTGGTGAGTGCAACTGACCGTCTTCGTTCAGGCCGTAGCACTTGGCACACAGGCCCTTGCCGTGAGCACACTTCAACGGGGACCGAACCTCAATCTTGTTCACCTTGTTGTTCTTCAACCTACTCAGCATGTCGGAGGTGACCAACGAACCCGCTGGGATCTTGCCCTTGTCGTTGCCCGCCTTGTTGCCAAGGTCAATCTCTCGAACCGTGAATCGGTCAAGAACGTCTCTGTTATCAATGGGCAGCACCACGCCCTTCGTAGCTCCGCAGTCTTCGTCGATTACCATCTGACTCATCGTGGTGTTGATGAGTTGCTTCGACATCTTGCCAGGAGCCTGGGTTCCCTGCACACGTCCGATGGTACCCATGCGGGCTCCGTGCATCGACGCGAAGTACGAGCCTATGTCCAAGCCCTCGGAGTATGACTTCGGGATGGGGATCGGAACGGGCTCGCCCTTCGAGTCAGCCACCAGCATAGGGGCCACTGTCATTTGCTTGAACTGAGACCAGCTACCGCGCGCACCGGACTTCACCCAGTCGTACATGCGGTTCTTCCGGCCGTCGGCACTCTTCTTGGCCTCCGCATGGATCTTCTCGGCTGCGCCAACGTAGAGGTTGACGATCTCATCCTTCCTCTTCGTCGGGCTAGAGACTCTTCCTCGAATCTCGTGCTCTTTCTTGGCCGCGTCCTTCAGAACTACGTCGCGATGGACATGGTCCGACAAGAAGTCATCGAGACCAATCGACATGCCCGTGGCGTACTCGTTACCGATGTCCTTGAACTTGTCGGACACCAAGCCAAAGTCTTTCGGAGTCTTTCGAGCTACGTCAGTGAGCAACCCGTAGAGGTTGCCCTTGTTGAGCAAGTAGCTCTGGTCGGTCAGTAGCTTATGGTCACGTACTTCTTCCGGCAACGAGTGGTACAGCATGAGCCGTCCCACCGTGGTCTTGATTGGCTGGGCCGACTTCTTCAACAGCTCCGCGTAGGCGTCGCCCTCGATGTTGTCGAGCGAGATGAGGTCAGTCATCCCGACCTTGCCATCCTTCACTGCTCGCGCGGCGTCGCCCGCCGTAGCGAATCTCATGGACGTCTTCTTGTCCACCTCTGTCAGCTTGTAGATGCCCATCATGGACTCTTGTGACGGCTTCGACATGAGGTGACCAGTAGTCGGATTGAACAGGTTGAAGGACGGCATCATCTTGTATGCCTCCTTCACCGCCTTCTGGCTGACGGGCACGAAGGCAGACATCTTGTCGCCGTCGAAGTCTGCGTTGTATCCCGAGGTAGCAAGCGGGTGAATCTTCACTGCCTTGCCCTCTACCAAACGAGGACGGAACGCCTGCACTCCGAACCTGTGGAGAACAGGGTCACGCTTCAGCAAGATGGGGCGCTCTTCGAGTACGTTCTGCAGGGCCTCAAGCGCAGCAGGATGGTTCTTCTTCACCATCTCCTGGGCATCGAGGGGCTTCTGACCCATCTGCACCAGGCGTCGAACAACGAAGGGCTTGTAGAGCTCAGCCGCGGCCTTCCTCGGCAAGCCGACTTCATCCAGGCTGAGTGATGGCTCTGGAATGATGACGCCGCGCATCGAAAGGTCTTGTCTACGACCGATTACCTTGTCCTGGAAGAAGCCTTCTTTCGGCTGTCCTCCTTCACCGCCTGAACCAGAGATGGTCTGCATGATGGCATTGCGGTGCCGGCCCTGATGGATGTGACCTGTCAGCATGACTGCCTTGAGCCCGTCGTAGAGCGAGGTCTGAAGCGGCAGCTTCTCCTCCTTCGGCAGCGCGGGGTCGTAGTCCTTGTACTTCAGGTTGATCATCCCGATATGGTTGTAGAGCCGGTTCACGTCATCGTAGTTGATGTCGCCACTGTCGAGGATCGTGATGGGGCGGAACACCGGGGGCAGCACAGGCATGTGCTTCATGGTGTACGCCTCCGAGGGATTCATACCTGCGGTATCCAGCGCACGGAGGTACTTCAGCTTCTTGTTGGCATCGTTGAGCTTAGTAGTGCGTAGGTCGGGCAGCTTCTGCTCAATGTCTTTCCGCATCTTCTTCTGGTCGATGTCAGCTAGAGCAGACACGATGGCCTGCGGCCCAGTCTTCCCGCCGAGCTCTTCCGTACCAGTAACAACGCGCTTGTAGCTGTTCTGATTCAGCCCCAGTAGCGACGAGATCGGACCTTCGAATACAGGGTTGGGCATCCGCTCGGGCAGCGCGATGTGCGTCCACTTCTTGCCCTTGAGCCCGCCTGTCATCTTCGGATCGAAGATACCGCCTGCCTCTTCCTTCGCATCCTTTGCTCTCAGCGCACGACCTGCGTCGGCCAGCGCGCCGTTGCTCATCTCCAACACCTTCTTGTCGGTGAGAGGCTGCAAGATCAAGTCATTGCCTTCCTTGCGTACGTCCAGGCCCATGCCCTTGAGGTAGCCTTCGAACTTCTTGAACACGAAGGGTGTCTTAGGAGTGGGGATTGAATCTCCCGCTTGGAGTTGTGCCCAGAAGTCGTCGTTCATATCAGAGTTGCCGACCAGCACTCGGTTGGCGAAGTAGTTGTGGTTCCCTTCAACCTCTAGGTTGTAGAGGTACTTCCCATCATTCCAGGTAAGGTCGGTGTAGCCCGTCACGCGGAGCACCGGTACATCAACCAAGTACTCTTGAGCCTCGGCCTCATCCATCACGCGATCCAAGGCCTCGCCCACGGGAGCGTCTACCTTGTACGCCATCGACGGATGGACGTAGGGGGCAATGTAGTTGAAGAACTTGTCGATGTCCTCTTTGGTACCCAGCCGAAGGTCATGTGAGCTGTTGTTCTGACATACCGTGAAGGTAACCCCAATCTCCACCTTCAAGGCGTCGATCAAACGGTTCCGATCCTCTTCGTTGAAATCTCCAGTGGAGATCCGGACTACTCGCTGTCGATTCCCGTGCGTCAGAGACCCGTCGTCTTGGTACCAGACCGCAACAATCATCGGGTTCAACAGCACATGCTTAGGAACTCGTTTGTGCCCCTCCAAATAGAAGACTCGGTACAGCCCCTCAAACATGGGCTGAGCCAAGGTGCTCCATTCACACATGTCCTGCCCGACGTTGAATCCCTCGTAGCCGGCACAGTAGTCTCGTACGTTTCGGGTGGAGAAGTCGGCGAGGATCGCTGCCTTGAACTCCAGGTACTCACGTTGTGCCAAGCAATGGCGTTCTGAGAAAGCGGGGAAGTGGTGGTCCCCTTTGGTAAGACACCCATCCCCCAGCAAAGACCCGTAGAGAACATTCAGTTGGTGAGCATCCGGCATGAGACCTGTCGACCTGAGCTTCTTACCCTCCAGGTCCTTGGCCTCTACCTCACCCTCAGTGGTGTAGAACTTGTGCCCTTGCGTACACTTCGTGACGGCCCGCTTGTACTCTCCTCTGGAGTTACGAGCCATGTACTCGACCTTGACCAGAGGAGTATCGATCTCACGCTTCCAGTAGTTGAGGATCTTCTTGTACTCGAACTTCAACCCATCCCAAGACAGCACCTTCACAGGGAGCTTTTGGTTCACGATGGCTGAGATCATCTTCGGCCCTTGGTCGGTCTCCACCATGGTCCGTCGCAGGAAGCACTTGTACGTCTGCATCTCGCGGATGTTCTCGCGGGCGTTGTGTGCCAGCAAAGCGTACATGCCCATGATGTCCATGGTTTGTCCGCCCTTGGGACCGCCGCCGGCGGGGAGCATGTTCGAGTCGTAGGCGTCCCGTGAGCGGACAGACAGACCCTTCTCTGCCGTGTGATGCAGTTTCAAGATGTACTGTTTGCCCACCAGGACGTTGGGGAACTTGCGCTTGGTGACCGGATCAAAGAGGTCCTCTGTGTCAGACACACCCGCAGCAGCCATCTCCCCCTTCAGGTGCCGTGTATAGTCCGGCACGTTGGGGTCGAAGTTGTTTACCACGTAGGGCTTGCCCGTCTTCTCTGCGATCTTCGAGGCCGCGGTCTCCAAGATCTGCCCAAGGTTGATACGAGTAGGCACCCCTGTCGGGTTCAGTATCACCTCGATGGGAGAGCCGTCCTTGTCGTGTGGCATCTCATGGTCGGGCATGATGTTGGTGATGATGCCCTTGTTACCGTGACGTCCTACAATCTTGTCGCCCACGTCGGCAGGGGCATCAGACTTGACGAAGACGGTAATGTCTTTGCCGTGCCGCACTACCTTGGTGACGACTCCAGGTACTTCCTTGTTCCATCGAATCTCACGCGGCTTCCAGGGTCGGATGAGTCCCTTGGAGAACAGGCCCAGCTTCTGCTCGTCCTGAGTAACCGTCTCTTCCTTGAGCACACCAAGAAGTACGTCGTCCTTGTTGACGGTCTGCCCTTCACGAATGACTGCGGTGTCGTCCAGCTTGTCGGCCTGGTCCTTCGTAACCTTGCCGGCCATGTACGAAAGGAACTTCTTCTTGTCGAGCTGGAGACTCTTCTCGGACGTCACGCCTTCGCGGAACAGGTGGTCCGACGTCAGCTTCTTTGCAGCAGTCTGGGATATGACGATACCGTCTTCGAAGTTGTAGCCCTTCCACGGCATGTACGCGACGCGCAGGTTCGTACCAAGCGCCAGCGTGCCACCCCTCGTGAAGTTAGTATCGGCTATTACCTGGCCTGCCTTCACTTCATCCCCGGCCTTAACCAGAGGGTGAGAATTGAGCAGGCTCTTGTCGTCGTTCAGCGGGAAGTCGTCGTAGGTCTGTACTTCGTGACGAGTACCCTTCTTGTCTTTGATGATGATGCTGTCCTTGTTCACCTTCTCAATGACGCCCGCCACCGGAGAAGCGTGGCTGACAAACTCCCCAATACCCTGCTCAAAAGTACGGGAGGGTTGATCACTACGAGTCTGCACGAGCGGCTTTTCTCGGTGCGTCAATGCGATGGCTTGCTCTAGCTGACGGGAGGCAACCATCGTGCGATTGCCTTGATTGTTCTGCAAGAAGGGGATGAGGTTCGCAGACAAGTCGAACATGCCCTTGCTGGAAGCGAGCACGTAGTCTACTTCGCTCGGCTTCACCACAGTGACAGTACCATCTGCGTCAGAAACTTTGACCGTCGCCTTCATTGGGATGGGCTTACCGCCCTTCCACTCATACTGATCTGGGAAAGCCAGGTTGGACTTGAGCGCCTGGTACGGATTGATCATGTCCTTCTTGCCGGTCTTCACATTGTAGACCGGGATCTTGAGGTCGTGTCCGTCCTTCACCACCTGCGAGGCGAGCTGCAACGTAACGCCAATGCGCTCCGACTCTGGCGTTTGAATAGGGTCGAGGAACCCCAAGTGACTGGGGTTGATAGACTGCGCCTCCAAACCGATCTGGTGCGTGGAGGAGATGCCGCCCTCGCCGGGGGCGTACAGAGTGGTTCTGCGGTTGCCGGAGATGAAGCTGATCGGGTTGGTCTGCGTAGGGTGCTCGGACAAAACCGAGCTGGTAAAGAACTGACGAAGCGGTTTGCCGAAGATGTCCGGGTTGATGATGTCACGAATCTTGGCGTGCTTGTCCAGCGTGTTGCCGATCTTCCGCTTGACGCCCTTCTCTACCTGCCACTTCTCGAGTCGCTCATTGATGAGGTCCTCCGCGGAGTGGAGCTCCTTGAACGGCAGGGAGTCTCGGTCATCTGGCTCTACTTCTTGTCGAGAGACTCTCAAGATCTTGTGAGAGCCGTTGAGCAGCGCCGGTCCCGTGACCTTGTCATAGGGCTTGCCCAGCGTTAGCTGAGTAGAGTCCGGGCGCAGTACGGTGCCACCAAACTCCTCGTGTACTAGCTTCTTGGCGTCGTCGAGAGTCTCGGGGTTCGTGCCCTTCACCGAGCGGTAGAACTGACGCAGCGCGGCTTCATCGGTCTTCCAGGTCTTGTTGGCCCCGAAGATCTCTTTGCCCCACGCACGTTCGATGGAATCATCATCAACGCCCATCGTCTTGAGGATGGGGTACAGGGGGATGTGCGACTCCCCATAGCGCAACGACATCTTCTGCGTCTTGGGGCTGAAGTCCATGTCGAAACCTTGACCCTTGGCCAGGTTCCACTGCGAGGTGAGCTCCCCGTTCTTACGTACGCGGGTGTAGACGCCCGACTTCATACGGAACAGGTTGTTGACCTGCCACTCGCTGCCGTTGACGATGTAGCTGTAGCGGCGTGTGATCTTCGGTAGCTGCGCTACGTTGACCACCTGGCGGTCGATGACCTTGCCAGTCAGGTTGTCCTTCAGCTCGAGCTCCGCACGAATAGGGACGGTCCAGCTTCGACCTTTGACCTTGGCATCCTTCTGACTACGGATGTCGTCAACGTGCTTGTTGTCGTCCACCCACACCCTCTTGGCGTGCAAGGTGTGCTGACGACCCTCAATAGGGAAGTAGTTCTGCACCGTCTGCGCGGTGCGTGTCTTGAGACTTTCAAAAGATTCTTCAGGTGAATAATGTGCCATCGGTCCTCTCCAGCACTATCGTGGGAGGCGCAAAGCCTCCTAAGCGGTGGATGGGTACAAGTTCTGCCATCCTACATCACTGAAAGTCCAGCCTCCAACATGGAATAAGAGATGTGAAGGGCCCAGTACATCTCTAACCCTACACCAACGGAGGAATAGCAAATGGCAAATCCAACTTCGATGCAGTCGTTCGGCAAGGACGTCCAAGACCAACTCGTGGGCGGCATCTGGGGAACCCCGGATGACGAAACCGAGAAAACGTACAACAGCACGGCCCAGGACGAGGAAGAGGACGCCGAAGACGACAGCGTTGGAGAAAACTGATGAGACTGATTTTGATGGGGTTCATTGTGGGCCTCGTGAGGAGGCTGGCACATGATCTCAAGAAGGCCCGTGATTTACAAAGAGAGGCCGGAGACTCACAGGACAGCAGTACCTAGCGCACCGCCACGGGTAGCGCCTAAGATCTACCGACCTCGTGACCCCGAACCTATTGGTACATGCCTGCTGTGCGAAGAACCATTCGCTGGGCCCGACGCTATTCGCTTACGGCATGGATGTGTCCAACAGAGGAAATGGGGTACAGAGTTTCACCAGCTCCCGTTC